TTATTTATTTTTTTACTTAATAAAAGATTATCTCTAACACCCCACGGTCCTCTATCTAAAATAACTTCTTTATTCCAATCACGATAATATAATTGTAGTGCCTCAGATATTAAATAATCTAAAGATCTATGATTAGGAAAATTTATAAAAAGTTCATGATTTTTTAATAAATATAATTGATACACAATATCTGGAGTTAAACTATTTGGGGTAGCTAACATTTTATTAGTGCTATTTAAAAGAGCACCAAAAACAGTATTACCTGAACGGGGTAGACTACATAAAAAATGTATTTTCTTTCTTAACATACCTATAGACAGTATATATCTTTGTTATTCTTGTGTCAAATATTATGATATAGTGTTTGTTAAATCCCAAGTTTGATTTGACTCATTCCAAAAGTAAACCCATAAATGAGTGCCCGCATTATTTTGTGATTGTTGTTCTGATGTTAAAGCAGGCGCATCTCCTATTGGAGATTGCCATCTTGCTTCAGATGTATTTTTTACCCAAGAGTCATGAGGTTTTTCTTTCCAAAATATTTGATTAACAGGATCCCATGATCCACCTATCACTGCGTAGTTTCCTCTAAAAGGTGTTCCACCTAATTTATGAGAATTTTCTGTAGTATTATAAGAAGTTTGAATCCATTGATTAGCAGGCCAATTAGAATGTGTTTCTAAATATTGTTGACCAATCGATTCTTGTTCTACTCCACCTGAATTTTGTACATCTTCATCATTAACTCTGTGAATTGATAATACTTTATTGTCAGAATCTATTTTTGCAAAATATGCCATATTATTGAAATTTATAAGTTATAACTACTATACCAGTTCCTCCACTACCAGCAGAATTTATTTGTTGTGAAGAACCACCTCCACCACCGCCTGTGTTTTGACCACCACTGCCCCCAGCACCACCACTTGGGCTACCATTACCACCACTACCTGAATTTATGGCTGATCCACCACCTGATGAAGGCGAAGCACCATTGTTTCTTGCACCACCACCGCCACCACCACCGATGCCTCCATTTGCTCCTGAAGTGGATGGTCCACCTGGAAAAGTAGCAGAACCTCCGCCACCACCGGCCCAATAATAATTATTACCATCTATGTTAACCTGACTTCCTGCACCTCCTGTTCCTGGATTTGAAGATCCAACAGCAGCAGCACCTCCACCGCCACCAGCAGTTCTAGAAGGATTACCACCAGAGCCACCACCACTTGCTCCACCATTATTACCTTCGGGAGGTGAATATCCACCAGCATTACCAGATCCAGAACTTGTGCCAGGCTCTTTATAACCGCCACCACCACCAGATCCTCCAGGATTACCAGTTTTTAGTGAACTATTATAACCTCCGCCACCACCGCCACCACTACTGCTGATACTTAAACCTGATGATGTTGCTCCATTTGAACCTCTTGAACTTGGAAAACTTCCACCACCACCGCCACCACCAATTGAAATTGGGTAATCTTGTGCAGTGACAGCAGTTCCTCCTGTAGCTGGAGATGGAAAATTAGTTCTAAGACCGCCTGCACCACCGCCTCCGCCTTGATAATCACCAGCTCCACCACCACCGGCTACTACTAAATATTGCACTGTATTTGATCCTCCAGCGTTTCCTGGATCACTTACTGTAAAAGTACCATCACCTGTAAAAGTATGCACTTTAAAATTTCCGTTAGTTGTGACTGTTCCTCCTGATGCTTCTACAAATTTAATTGCAGCTCCACCAGATCCAAAACCAAGAACCTGATAACCAAAACTTTTACCTTTTCTATTTTGTATGGTTTTTGTGTTCTTACCGATTGTAAGTTTAGAGTCTATTTTTTTCATATTCCGTTCCTATTATGCGTCGTTAGCAGCGTCAGTAGTAAAGAATATTTTTATACCTAAAAGTTTTGCATCAGCATCTAGATCATCTGCCGAAACATCTCTAGATATTTGGAAAAAAACGTATTCATCCGCACTAGGTGATCCTGCTATTGTCACGGCTCCGCTTTCTGCTGTCACCGCTAAATCGTTTGCTGTTCCACTCATTGCTTTTGCTGTAGGTGCAACCGCAGTACCGAACGCAGTATTTAAATCTCCGTTGTCTGCTAGCGCTACTCCTTGTAAAGCCCATGATGTAGTTCCAGTATTTGTTGAGTTTGCTGTAAAAAATGCTTGAAAAGTTATCGTGCCTTCGTTCCATGATTTTGGAAAAGCAACAGCGAATTGTGCAAACTCATCTGAAGATTTATCAAAATCTAAAGTTTTAAGTTCAGGACCATTTGATAATTCTGTTTGTGCAAGATCTGCACATCCACTTGTAGTGTTTGGATACATAGCAACTGCTGGAACCCAGATAGTTTCTTTACCTGCGATTTTAATAGCACCTGTGTTGTCTCCAGCATCTACTGCTTTAGCAACTCCAGTTCCGTTAGGAGCAATTGTAATATCTCCATTAGCTGCATCTGTAATTGTAATTGTTCCTGAGTTTGTTCCTGAATTTGTGTCTAATATTAAATCGTGTGCTCCACTTGAAGTTATGGTTGCATTTGCTGCTCCTGTTCCAACGACAGTTTCTCCAGTTCCTTTTGGTTTAATAGCTATGTCAATATTTGAATCATCACCAGTTGCTGATAATGTTGGATCACCTCCTGTAGCAGCGTTTGCTATTGTAAATTCATTTACTGCAGATCCTGTAGCTGTAAGTAAAGCAAGCTGATTTCCGTTTGTGTCTAAAATAGAAGTTCCAATTTTAGGTGAAGTTAAAGTTTTATTTGTTAAAGTTTCAGTTCCTGTAAGTGTCACATCACCAGCACCAAATCCTAGAGTATAGATATCTGGGTTAGTTCCATCGTTTCCTGTAGCAAATACCAGTTGATCACCCTTGTCAGTTGTTCCAAAAGTAAAAGTATCTCCTGATCCAGAAGCGTATTTAAATTGAACTGTGTAAGCACCTGATGTTGAATTTCTTAAAAAATAAAAATTTTGTGCATCTAAAGGAATAGTGACTATTTGATTTCCTGTGATACTTCCAGTGAATTCAATCATCCTGTGAGACATCACAGCACCTGTTGATCCATCAGAAACAGATAAAGCTGTAGTTTGTGCACCACCTGCTATTGATTGTGCAGAATAACCACCTGAAATTTGTTCTATAATTTGTAAATTAGTATTTGTTTTTGTACCCCATGTACCAGCATTTTCACCAGTTGCCTGAAGTTCTATCCCTAATGGGGTGTATGTTGATGCCATATTTTATCTCCTATGCAGCGTCAGTATAACTTGTATTTGATCCAGTTGCAACATCAGAATACGTATCATTTGATCCTGTTGAAACATTACTATAAGAAGTATTGCTTCCAGTTGCAACATCAGAATACGTATCATTTGATCCTGTTGAAACACCTGTATACGATGTATTTGAACCAGTGTCAATATTTCTGTAAGCTTGTATTCCTAATATTCCTGTACTTGATGTAATTTCTACTGTTGTTAAACCCTGTACTACATCTACTGGTGTAATGGACCCTACAGTCGATGTTGCAGAAACACCTGTTAAACCTACTACATCTGCTGGTAAAATAGACCCTACAGAAGATGTTGCAGATACACCCGTTATATTTATTAATTCAATAGATCCTGTTGTAAGTTCTCCAACAGATACTGTTGCAGATACACCTGTAATTTCACTTGGTCCAAATTCTAATCCTAAAGTACCTAAACCAGATGTTGCCGCTATACCTGTTATCGGTTCTGTACTTACTCCAAAAGCTAAACCTAAATCTCCTACATTTGTAGTTGCTGATTGTCCATCAAGACTAATTGTTGGACTAATTACAAAACTTAAACTTCCAACACTTGTTGTAGCTTCTTGACCAGATAATTCATATGCAAATTCTAAAGTAGGTGCATTTACAGTAGATGTTATTTCTTGACCTACTAAAGGAATAACTTGATTAGGAGATTCACCCCAACTTAATTCACTCCAACCCTCTCTACCCCAACCAACCAAAGTCCCAACATAAGACATTGTCGGTGTAGCAAAAGTTGAAGATACACCTGTTAATGGTACACCTATTTCACCATCAATTTGTGGACTACCAACACTGGTTGTCATGGAGTGATTAGCACCAATCATCTCTAATAAATAAACAACTTCTATATTAATAGATCCTGGTGAAGCAGTTGCTTCTAAACCAGTTAAAGATACAGTTTCATCTGCTCCTTCTCCCCAATCTGCTTGATTCCAAGATAATCTTCCCCAACCTGTTTGATTAGATTCTGTAGTTGTACCGAGTGAAGCTGTAAGACCAAAACCTGTCACTGAAATAACTGGGTCAAAACTTTCGCCCCACGGCTCACTGCTCCAACTATCTCTACCCCAACCTTGAGCTGAATATGCTACTGCATCACCTATAGATACAGTTGCAGAAACTCCTGTTGGAAAAACTATTTCATCATTAATTTGACCCCAAGAACCATTGTTCCAGTCTTCAGCACCCCATCCTGTTGTTAAAAGTGTAGAACCTCCCCATTGAGACTGATCCCAAGTGAGTCTGCCCCATCCTGAAGTTATGTCGGGCACGGTGACCCTCCTATGCTATACGGATTATAGCGTTGCTTGCGTCTGCTGTTGGAAATTGAATTGTAAAAGTTCCAGAAGAAACTGTTTTGTCACCACCGAAAGCAATAACAGCAACAGCTTTGTCAGATTGTGTGTCGTTATAAATTAATGCACCATTTGCTGTAAAAGAAGCAGAAGTATAACTTACATCTGCAAAGTCACAAATAGCAGTTGTTCCAGAAGTTGTTGGTGTAGAACTTGTAAGAGTTGCACCACCTGCAGTATATGCAGATCCAGATGTATTTGAAATTTCATTTGAAGTCGAGTAAGCAGTTGTGCCTGCACCTAAAGATGCATCACTTGTGTATAAAGCTATTTTAAAAGTATTACCACTAGATGCAGTAAAATTGTGTGTACCCACCAAAATTTCTTGTTTAAAACTTGTACAAATCGCCGATGATATTGCCATAATTTATCTCCTATGGGTTTGCCGAGTTCACTGGTATTCTAACTGCTCCGTCTGTGTAGTCGTCTCTTCGTCTTCTACCAACTTGCTCGTTAGCAAACTTCTGTACCTCTTGTTTATACTTATTTTCGTATAGTGTCAACATGTCTATCGGGCCTTTTAAAAATCCATATGCCTCTGATAAACAGCAATATAGTAGACCATTTGGAAAATTAAGACTAATGTAATTAGTATCGTTATTTTCTAATAAAGCAGGAGCTGCATTGTAATGCACTCTAAATTTATAAGTTGCATCAGGAACTGGAGCAAACATCATTCTTCCAGATGTGGTGTCAGATTCTCCTGTGGCTCCTCCAAACATAGCATAATATTTTGGTTGTCCTCTTTTCGCTGACTCTGTTGATGAGATATATTCTTGAAGATACGTGACATCTTTCTTTTCTAACCAAACATTGGCACCAGTTGTAGCTGATGTTGAATCATAAACCTGTATACCCCTAACAAAAACTGCTCCTGCTGGAGCATTAATTGTTTCTTGACCTACAACGAGATCTCCAGTTTGTTGTTTTCTATCAGCATCAATTGGTACATCTCTAAAAATTCTATATTGTGCATTTAAAATTATATTTTCTAAAACAG